TAATCAATCATTTTGTCAACTTTTCTATTTGTCGATTGCTTGCTTGCTCTGTGCGAAACGCCTCAAAACGCATCTTTGCCGATTCAAGCCGCCATTTGAGCGTTTCAGCCGCTTCTGTGGCCTCGCCTATAGCTTTACATAGGTTTTGATATTCGTCGCTTGCGTAGGCTTCCCGCTCTTGTGCGCCAATAGCCAGTTCGCCTGATTTCTTCATCATAATTGACTTTAGACTAGATTTATACGCCTCAAGCTCTGCGACCTTACCTTTAGCTTGTCCGTATAACGGTGCTGTGGTGTATATGTAGTTAATAGCGTCGTGTGGGTCAAATTCACTCATGTGTTTTTTTCCTTTAATTTTGCTTCAACAGCTTCAAACAAACGTACATACCAACCACCGTTTTCCCATATTTCTGTCATTTCCTCATACGTCAGCCCCACCCATTGACGCTGTGCAACATACATCTGGGTGTCATCATCATCTTTGTTCATTTGCGTTCCCCAATGTCATAAAACCAATCGTCACCAGCTGACCATTTGCGTGATCCATCCACAGTCCAAATGTGGCGTGATGCTTGAAAGTCAGGGAATTTTGTCTCAGCAGGAATCAGCGACTGGTCATACCACAGGCATCGGTTGTTTGGTTGACAAGCAAATTGCCCGTTGTCTAGCCGTATCCAGTTAAAACTTTTATGTTCTTCGGCTTGTTCTGTAAACCCCGTGTCAAGCTCTAGCCCGTCAGCGCAAAAATCTACCGTAAACAAGTATGTGCCAAAGTGCCATTCTTTGTCTTTACCTAAAAACTTGACCCCAAGGTTACGCAAACCAATCTTTTCAATGACTGTAAACTTGTAGCCCATGCAGTCCCACAACTGAAGCGTGTCAACAGGCAATGATTCAGGCGTGTTTGTATGCCAGACATAAGCGTGTATTGGTAGCTTGTCGTACAACGCACCATAGGCAGGTAACAGGCTTTCAATGCGAAACACTTGCCCACGCAGCGCTTTCACACTTACCCATATTGCAGGTTCGTATTCCCCGTGGCCTTTCTCAAAGTTATACAAAAATTCACGCCGCACAAAACACTTGATCGGCGGCAATGATGCAACGATGTAGCTCATATCAAATCCATTTGTTTAGGCATAACCTTCCATTCCCGTTCAGCCCTACCAGACTTGCTTTGCACGTTGCGACCAGTCAGCAGGATTTCATGGTTGCGTTCTAGCTCACTAAGCCGCCTTGCAACCTGGTTGCCATCAAGTCCTGTAATCCGCGCTATGCCGTCTTTCCCTTGCGGGCCATACCTGCACAAAGCTGCAATGATTATCGTGGCGTGGTGAGCCGCTAGAGCCTTCGCACGGTCAGCTGCTGCCCAACTGGTTAACGGATTGGTGTTACGAGCAACTTGGTTCATGTCATCAATATCCATAAAAGTGGAATGTAACCAAAGATTATTGCCAACAACAAAAATCCACCAATCCAAGCAATGACTGGGATTTGTTCGTCAGCAGCCGTGTAACGTGTTTTGTATCGCATCGTGCGATCTGTGCGACCAGTCCAGTTAGGCTCACCTAAATTGGTCATGTAAGGCCAGTTGTTTTTATTCATCATAATCATCCTCATTGCAGGTTACGGTTTCAATGTGATTTGCGTCGATGTAATGCGTGTACATTGGCACAGCGCAGCAAAGAACGTCATTACGGTCAATCTTAATGTACGCCTCGCCTGTGCTGTCTATTTTCACGCTATCGGCAAACTGGTCAGCAAGCTCTGCAATCATCTTGTCTGACAACTCGTAACTGAGATCACGAAGCAACTGGCGTTTGCCTTCGTCGGTTAGTTGGATGTATGCGTATTTCATTTATGTACCTTTTCTCGTGGTTAATCGCTTATTGCGATAACTAATATTAAGCTATCTAAACAGTAATGTTATAGGTGTTTACCCTAGTTTTTACAATTATTTTTAATTTATTTGGATTTTTACAACAGGTGCGGGTACTCACTTGAACAAGGAGTGTGTTTGGGACACTAGCTTTCCCCGCAATTCATTATAGGTTGTTTTTACGCTTATAGAACGCCAATAAATACTGAAAGCAATCCCATGCAGAGGCTAAATCTTCCTCCGAGTGTTCGATCAACTTTACATCGCCTTCCGCAGTAAAAAACACGTTAGCGCATCTAGCTGTCGGTTTGCCAAGGCCGACACGGTAAGCCGCCAGTTGCATCAGTTGCTCATGGTACGGCACAACTTTGTCAAGATTATCCTTGCTCTTAAAGTCAATCACGATGTTCTCAGCAATCAAATCGACCTTGCCGCCAAATCCTTCATAGGCAAACGAGCGCTCTGCCTCCCAAGTCTGGTCATGTCCAAAATGGATTTTAATTGAGGCATCCACCTGGTCAACATAAAACGGATACTCATCATGTTCGCCGCGGTAAAAACGCTCTAAGACACCGTGCATTTGTGTGCCTCGATCCATAGCGTCACGGCCCGTACTCTTGCTGTCGGACATAACCCGTTCTAGCCAGTTTTCCTCGGTTTCGCCAGCAATGCGTGGCAACGTCAGCGCCGCTAGTAGCACCTGTTGTTGTAACCATGTATTAAGCCCAGGCTTGGCAACCAATCCCAACACCGTGGTAACTGACGGTACAAGGTTGCGTTCCCTAGCGTCCCGAACCGTTGTGTTGCGTTCTTTGCCGTTTTTACCTATGACACGATAAGCTGGTGAACCGTCAGCTGCATACCAATGACCACTTTCTGAATCTGCTGATTTGATAATCATGCTTCCCTCGCTTTTAAAAGAGCATCGGCAACTTTATAAGACCATGCAGCCACTTCATCCAAGGTCATTGATGCTTTGCTGTAGCCCATATAGCCTTGCATTGCTGCTGAAGCAAAATAATCTCGCAATGACATACCATGCGCCATATTGTCGGTTTCAATCCATGTTGGGAAAGCTGGTTGGCTAATTTTCATTTTGTTCCTCATTATTATCTAAACGTATTTTTTCTTCTATTGTGATAAACATATGTTTAGCTGCTTCAAAAACACCAAGCGCTTCATAATAATTAATTTTATTGTGGTTAAATTTTTGACCAACTATTGCAACAATTTCAGCCAAAATATTTTCAAATTCATTAAGTTTTATTTTTTTCTTTGTCATTTTTGCACCTGTTTAGCTAATTGTTTAAGCATCTCAATTGCATCCTGTAGGTCTTGCATGGCCCTAGCGTCTAAGACCATGCCCTCGTACCATTGTTGAAGCCGCCAAGATATTAGGATTGCTTCCTCAGTTTTGTTCATCAAAATGGCACGGTATCTTCTAAATCATCAAAAGGGACAATATTGCCCTCTTTGATCGCCCGATAAGCGTCAGGTTTTGGTCTAGCAACTGGTGCATCTTCAGCCGTCCGACCACCGAGCATCTGCATTTGGTCAGCAACCACCTCAGTTGTATATTGATCTACGCCATCTTTGTTGACCCACTTGCGAGTGGTCATACGACCCGCTACAAAGACCTGTGAGCCTTTCTTAAGGTAATCGGCACATATCCCTGCCAACTTGCCAAACGCAGTGATCCTGACCCATTCTGTTAATTCTTTGTCTTTTGACTTGTAACCAACAGCAATACTAAAATTGCAAATTGCATTAGAGTCAGCGGTGTAACGGACTTCAGGGTCTTTGCCTAAGCGTCCAATAAATTCACAACGGTTGAGATCGGTAGCCATTATTCATTGCCTTTAATATTTCTTTTCAATACATAAAAAAGAGTTTGTGGTTTTAATTGATAATTTGGAAAAATTTCAACTTTCCCCCCAACAAGATTACCAACAGGTTCAATATGCAAATCTTGAAAAGGCAAAATTTGTTTTCTTTGTTCCTCTTTAATGCTATTTGCAACACGAACCCATGCACGAATTGTGCATTCTTCATATTTATCCGAAGTTAATTTTCCTTTAAAGTTTGTAAATTCATGATTCATTGCAGCGCCCAATTTTTGAGCAATATTCCATTCGTCAATCATGATTGCTCCCAGTTTGCTTTAAATGTGTCGTACGCGGCTTTTAACGGGATTTGTTGCTCTTTTAAGCACACAGTCCACGCTTCCCTAAATATGTCCTTCAGGGACTCGTAGCTAACCGCTGATGCCATCAATGCTTTGATGTGATCCAGTTCAATACCTTTAGGTTTCTCAACTGGCTTAGGCGATGCTTTAACGGCAGCTTCACCGTCATCGTCAGCCGAGGCTATGCAAAGTGCGGTTTGAATTGAGTACCGTTTTGCGTAACTCAACGCCGAGCCAAAGCCCTGACTGTCGTGTTTGCTTGCAGGCACAAACAGTTTGCCAAAAGACATTTCCTGACCTGATTCGTGAATAATCACGGTTTCCACACAAACGCCACCTTCAGCATCGTGTGTCTTTTGTACAACAGCTAATCCGTTCGCAGACAGGTGTGGCCTGACAGCATCAATGACTGATGCCAGGCTCGAGTATGCAGATTTAAAGTGTGGGTTTTTAGCGTCTTTGGCTGCGTGTGACATTGCTGCCTGAGCCGTGACAAGTGCTTTTGCTAGTTCTTTCATTTATGTACCTTTTATCGTTAAATGGCGGGTATGCCATAACTAATATTAAGGTGTCTAAACAGATAAGTCAACACATACAAACTTTTATCTGTTAAGATTGCTACATGAATACAACAGAAATCATCGCAACGCTAGGCGGTACATTTGCCGTAGCCAAGCTATGTCGTGTCAGTCCGCCAGCTGTTAGTCAATGGCGCAACAACGGGTTGCCTGGCGATAAACTGGTCTTATTGGCTGCCGAGCTTGAAAAGAAATCCGATGGTAAGTGGTCAAGAAAAGAAATCCCCAACTGGCAACAAATCTGGCCCGATTTACATTAAAATTTATTGTTGGTATGTAAAAGCGAATGTTGTGGCTCACCGGTAAAATCTGCCAGCCATTCTAGACATTAGCTGGAAATAGCTT